CCCATGGGTATACCAAGCTACGGGAGTATTGTACCCGTCAGTTTCGTGATCATAAGAGTAACCGAAGCCTTCGATTTGATAAATCTTCATAATAAAACTCCCTGAGTTGATATTGGCATTATACCGACTCAGGGAGTTTTGTCAACTATCTATTTTTAGAAATATTAGAAGGTCTTTACCAGTGATACCGCTACAGCATCACTGTCAGTAGTTCCATCAGTACGTAGGTATGAAACCCCGACCTTTAGATCATCTGATACCTTGTAACGCCCGCCGACCTCAACTCGGTCTTCACGAACATTAGAGTCACCAAAGCCTTCACGATGACGATATCCAACTAGGCCAGATAGATCACCATAGACTACACGCTCTACGTCAACACCAGCACCCCAGAAACCTGAGTTTTCACCAGTGGTAAAACGCTCACCGACTTCAACTGATGGTCGAACATCAAAGCCATAGACGGTGAATGGACGGGAAACTCCAACTGCAACAGTAGTTGCAACAGAACCTTCGGTATTACGTTGTCCAGTTTCTAGCTGAACGTTCCAGTCGAAAGCACCAACTAGGTTGTCGGTATATTCAACTAGAACAGCCTTTGAATCCCCACCACCAGAAACATTATCAGAGTAAGTACCCTGAACTTCTAGTGATTGAGCAAAAACTGGGGATGCTGCAGCCATAGATAGGGCAGCAGCGATAGCAAAAAAAGTACTCTTCATATTGTAGTTCTCCATGTTAATTAACAATACTGGATAGTTCTACTCCAGCGGGTAGACGGTTAGAGAATATCCCTAACAATTCTTGGTATAACTTCAGTTCGGACAGATGGGTAATATTCAATCCCATATCCACCCTTCTTCATGAAGTTCTTGATATTCTTTGGGTGATCATCAATAAGAAATGCTCTTGAGTGAGCAAATGCAGCCTTCTCCAAACCACCCGTGGTGACAGTAAATGGGCATCGATCAAAGATTGGAAAATGTAATTCCAACCAACGCTTCTTCTGATGTGCCACTTCTGAACCCGGCTCAAAGAAATGACCAATTGATGTTAAGATTCCAACATTATAACCCTTGGATTTACTAAAGTCAAATACTTCTTCAACTAATTCTTTAGCACCTTCCATGGCAGGTTGAGTTAGAAATCCTTGATGTCGAACATATGCTGGTAGATGTTCATCGAAGAACTCACTTCTGGTAAACTCATCGATATGATGACCAGTGAAGGCCATCATACCTGTATCAATATCTGCTAGAACTCCATCCATATCGAAGTAAATAATAGGCTTGTTCATCATGTCCATAATCCTCTGTAATATTTTCCAAACAGTCTTAGCCCGTTAGTGATACGCGCCTGATGTTTATCTGAAGCTACTTTATCATACTTATAGTCTTCACCCATAGAGATAAGTGCACAGTTACCATTTTTATCTGGTTCACCCCAAACCATCTCGGACTTACCAGTAGTGAACTCTAAACAATTATCGGGATCATCTGATGATAGTGTCTTAAACGTCCAACGTAGTTCTTCTAGGAGCCACTTGGCACGTTCAAAGTAATTTCCATCGATATCATATTCAACTGTTGGTGGCGCTACAGTTGATTTTAGGTGATCCGGGACGTCTTCATCGTCAACATTACATGAAAATGTATCTAGATCAAATTGGCAGAGTACTGGATAGATAATAAGGGCGAGAGTAAAATCAGCACTCCAGATATCATAGTTGTCAACTTTAATTTTGATCTTACGATTCCGCTTGATATGCACCCAACGACTTAAATCACCAACCCAAGTGTCATCTAGGTACTTGCCTAGTTCGAAAGTTTGTACTTCATCCATACCAATGAATCGACCCCAATCAGCAATCTGATATGGTCCGAACCAATCTATGTAGGGTCCTATGTAAATACGCATTTTTAAATATCCTCTAGGGCCATAATTTCAATTGCATAAACCGCACCGAAACATGAGATGTAATAATCCTTATCTTTAGACCAAAACGCACCAATCTCGGTAATAGTGTCTAGATAGGTTTTAATTTGATCGTCGGTCATCTGAAGTCTCCAACCATGTGTTTGCGGCATCTAGCCAATCAATAATTTCTGGATCAGTTATATCACCAGACCTATATAATGTCAATACATGGCAATAAGTTTCTTCAAGACCTTCAGACGTTGGACCCGGTAAATTATAAAGTTTAATGTCCATAACTATACTCCTACTAATCAGAGTTTATATAGTACATCATATATCTGTAATTGTCAATACCTACCAGAGATAATCTTGCTCTTTGTTCTGGGCTTCTAGATCGTAATATTTCACCAGAAGACGTTGAAGGTCAGACTTGAGGACAGCCACATTGATATCTCTATCACGAATGATAGCTGCCCTCTCAAGCCTTAGTAGAGTAGATTCTAGCGAAAACTCATTCATTTACCACATTCCCATTTCGCATAATGGGTTCATCGCCTTGATATACGATTCTACAATCACCTTCGATGGTTGTCAACCGCTTATTAGCATTATCGACAAAAGTAATTCGTCCACCTTCATCATAGATGACCTTACCTGTGCTCCATCCATCAAAAGTGAGTGCACCGTAGGTATAGCACGTAATCTGTGCTGGCTTGTCACTGTAATATGCCTCATTTGCAGCACGAGTGGCTTCAGTGGTACATGCACCTAGTGCTAGAACGCTTGCAAGTAGTAGTCCAGTAAATAGTTTCATATTATTCATCCTTCTTAAGTTTGATTTTGTATCCTAGGCGGTCTTCGACTTCATCTAGAGTTAGTTCAGGAACCTTTCCTGTATCTAGTTCCCAATCTTCTTTGGTGTGATAGACGCCATCTAAGTAATATGTTTCTGTCTCACCAATAAATGCTGGGCCATCTTCATTGTGAAGATAACCATTCTTGTAGAAGCATACAACACCATCACCATTACTACTATGTTCTGTATAATCGTAATATTGGTTGCCGTCAATTACAGTTGAAAGTTCCCTATTTACAGTAAAGGTGGACCACGAGTCTCTATTTTGATCATAAATTCTAAACGTATCGCGATCTTCGACCGGGAACACATTCTTCACCTTCTTATCATAAAGATAATATTCAATTTCCGCAAAATCAGATTTATATTTGTTGATAACCCTAAGATTATCATTGGTCACTAGAATGACTTGACCATCGGAGTCGATCACAAGCATACCAACTTTAAATTCGTTTTCCATGTTCTATTCCTTTAGCTTTTATGTCAACCCATTAAGCCGCCTTTCGACGGCTGACACTATCCTTAACATACTGGTCAAAACCAGCCACCGAAACTTCGTAGCCAGCTTCCTTCAGCCACTTCTTGATGTGAGGCTGGAGGTAACCCTTGCTCTGCAAAATCTTCAGAGGAGCTTCACCGCCATCGAGACGGGAGAAGTATTCTTCCACCGTGAAATTCTTCCTCAGAAAGGTGAGGAATGAACCCATGCCATCCTTGGCATACTTGAAACGAGCCACAAACTTGCGGTTTCGGCTAATATTGTCAGTTCCGTAGGTGACATAACCGCCGAAGGTGTCGAAGTTTTCTTTGATGAAGTTAGTCATGATGTTCTCTCCGTGTTGATGATGTGAATATACAGACATCCACTATCTATGTCAACACGGAAAAGAAATTATTTCTTACCCAATGAATATTTTGGAGTAAGGGTCCAGAGAGCCTTCTCTTTATGTGGAAGAATCTTAATCTGGTTCATAGGTGCAGTAGGGAATTCTGCTTGGTCTGGGTCAACAATCTCTAGAAGTCCCCAATCTTCAAGAAGAGTAGCAATCGTATTTCGTCTGCCTAGGTCTTCGTCGGATATATTTGTCTCTCTTCCATCTAGCATGAACATCTCTTTGAAATGTACAATGTAGTATCTGTTCTGCTTATGGAGGATATGACATGACTGATAGAGTGTCTTGTCTTTCTTACTGGCAACACCAATTCGTGTTAGTGTCTCTTTAATCTTTAGGAAATCATCTTCACGCTTCAAAATAATTTCTAATAATGTGTCGGTACTCATACTTTTCCACCTGTTTGTAACTTTTCTTTAATAATAACTAATTGCTTAGGTGACAATATTGATAGAATTTCTTCTGCACGAATCTGGTTTACCTTGTAGTATTCCATCACAACAGAAAGATCATTATTCTCAACCTTCTTCGCCCATTTAGAGAACCTCTTCTTGGGCTTAATAGTATTTATTAAATAATCATACTTAAGGCGGTTTGGTAGATCAGGATACAGGTTCATCTCTGAAGCATAGAGAATTGTATCCACAAAGTAGGATAGTGATCTATTCACTATAAATGAGTCATATCCTCGTTCTTCGATATCATCAGTCATGATATCCTTTTTAGAGTAACTAATAGAAGTTACGAAATCAAAGGGATTCGTCGCCATCTTTGGATAATCCTTTTCTCATCACTTCTGCAGATTTGTCTAATATGAAAGCACAAACCTGACAGACATTATATTCACTAATACCATCTGCTGTCTGAAGTCTAATCTCAGCAAAGTGTTCATCCTTCTTGAGATTAGACTTACAGAGTTCACATTTTCTGGTATTAAACATACTCTAGCTCCATCATACATTCAGTGAGACAGGCCATGAGATTAATCTCTTGGTCAATCGCAAATGCCGATTGGTACTGATATTTCGCTAGGATCAACACCAGCATAGGGATAGAAGACTTCTCTACATAGTCAGAAGCCACGTCATAGAACCTACGATAGATGGTACTCACATCAGTATCAGAGTTTTCTGCTACCCATTTACGAGCAGAAGTGAAGTCCTTCTCCTTAAGATATACGACCAGCTTTCCAAGTGTAATCTCAGAGAAATTTGACAGAATTCCGTCATCAATCTTACCAGAAGATGAGTACCTCTGAAGCTCATTAAGAACACGTCTCCAGTTTGGAATGTACTTCTTGATGACTTCTGCCACCACCAACTTGTCATACTCAATATTTTCTGCAGTAAGAATTTGACAGACTCGCTTCATGAACTGTTGAGCAAGCTTTGGTAGGTCTTTCTTCTGAATCTTAAACTCAATGATCGAGCACCTACCCTGAAGTTCCTTGATGATCTTGTTTGGGTAGTTACATGTCAGAATGAAACCACAGTTTGAGCTATACTCTTCCATGAAGTTACGTAGGGAAGGTTGGGTGCTGTTCGGATTTAGATAGTCAGCCTCATCCAGAATAACATACTTACGACCACCAGTAAACGAAACAGATGACGCAAAGGTCAGAATTTCATTCCTCAATGTATCGATATTACCATTCAATGAACCGTTAATGACGATATAGTCACAACCAAGTTCTTCTAGCATCGCCTTAGCGATTGTAGTCTTTCCGCACCCAGAACTTCCGCTTAGTAGAAGATTTGGGATGTTCTTTTGGTCAACGAAGTCTTGGAAAGTCTGTTTGATATCGTCAGGAAGGATAGTGTCCTGAACGGTCTGTGGGCGGTATTTCTGAGCCCAGATAAATTCTTCACGCATTATATAACTCCATAATTTAAAATATCTATTTACTTACCGAATGTAGACTTAGCTTCGACTGCGATAAAATAATCAAGATTGGTTCCAGAGAATTGAGAAAATCCTTTAGAGTGAATCTTAACATGATAGTCCATAGGAATCAACTTGAGATTATCGGAATTGAAAATCATTGTGAAGGTATCAGACGTTTCACCAATCTTTAGACTGTATGCGTCTCCACTGTTATTATTGACCCACATGGTCTTTAGATACATGTTCTCACCATCACCAGATACAACCACATTAGGCGAACCTAATACAGATTGTGCTCTCATGAGTTCAGAGAATTGAGTGACTGAAAGGTCAAATTCGACCTCACAATCCTTAAGACTGATTTCTTTATTTGGTGGAGATAGGATCAGATCAGGGCTGGCAAATTGATACTTGATCACCTTGTCACCCTGTCTGATTTCTACATACTGACCAGACTTTAGGGTCAGTTCCGGTTCCTTGAATAGTGAAAGTGTCGATAGGAACCTAGGAAGATCATAGATAGCAAATGATTCTTCAAATGGAGTCTCCACTGTAGTCCTAGCAAGAATGTTCTTACCGGGAGAGATAGTAGAGACCACATTTCCAGTCTTGAAGTGAATAGACGGGTTGATAGAAGTAAAGTTCTTTAGTATAGTAATCAGTTCAGGCGAAAATTTCATTACGTTCCTCATAATATAGGTTAATACTGGAGTATATCAAAGTAGTTCACCGAAGTAAACTACTTTTTCTTCTTTTTCAACTCCTCAGGATTTGCTGTGGCCGAAGCACCAATCGACGCCAAGTCTGCTAGAGTACCACCAAAGATCATGGTACCGACATGCTGTAGCTGCATCCATGGGCATAGCCATACCTTCATTCCGACCTTACGAGACCATGCACAGAACATATAATCTTCTGATAGGTAGCGCTTGGAATCAGGATCGATAGGAGTATCAAAGTAAGCCATGATTTCTCTTGAGCCATCAAAGTGCTCAGTACGAATGTGATCAGGCTTATAGGATTGCTGTGGATAGGCTTCAGCAAACTTTTCGAATGTACGTCTACGAATCATCATGAATCCAGTACCAGCCTCTTGGACTTCTACAGGCTCACTAAGAGAGATTGAAGTAGCACCACTCACTGGGTTGAACACATAGTCACCTACGTATTTCTGTAGATTTTCTGGGTTCTCGTCTGCGAATCCCTTATCGACTGCCATCTTGATCTTTTCCCAAGCGATAGTCTTCTTTGGGTATGGACCAGTGATAATGTCGTATTCGTTACTAGGGTCTTCATGATCCTGTAGTGCAAGCATTGCGATGACATCGTTTGCGTTGAAGCCGATATCAGAGTCAATGAAGAGCATGTGCGTATCGCCAGACCTCATAAACTCATCTGCACAATAATTTCGTGCTCGTGTAATCAGGCTCTCGTTAAAGAGGAAATAGAACCTAATCTGGATTCCGTAGTGTGTACAGAGTGCTGATAGGTCAGCAATTGATCTGGCGAACATTCCCATACATGCACCACCATACATCGGGCATGCAACGAACAGTTTTCGTTCTCTTAATTTCTCGATTGGAATTTTTACTTCTAGTGACATAAATTACTTTGCCTCATTCATTTGTAGGGTTTCTTGGTCATATTCATTTAGAGCTAATATAGCATAGTGAATGATCTTCTGTAGGTCTTTCCTACCGTCTTCTCTAGTACCCTTCTTCTCCACACGTTGTGCATATTTAAGCACATTACCAATGCAGAATGAAAAACCATGTCCAGAGTCAATAATAGAATCTAGTGCTTGAGTCTTCGCACGTCCTGATGAGTAGTGTTCGGAATAAGTCTTATCTACATACTTGACCATTTCATTTAGTAGATTAAGCTCGTTGTATTTATACTTATTTCCAGTGAAGACTACGTCATAATTGGTAGGATCGATAGTTAAAGTTGTCTTTTTGTTAATACGAAAGGTGTTAAGTTCATATAATGACTTTGGACTACTAGTCCAAATATCATTAGCTAATTCTTGTGCTGCATTCTCATCTAGTCTAGGGACATTCTTTAGTTCAAACACACTTTGGGTTTCTGAAAAGTCTCTAACTGGCGACCTAAATCCGTAATCAGTATCTCGGACGATTGGACGGACATTAGTATTCTTGATATGTCCACCGTTATCATTCTCATCAAATCTAAATTCATCACTCATCAATAATTTCTCCATCTAAGTTATAGTGCATCATCATCACTTCAGCTTCTCTAAACATCTTCTCTGAAAATTTAAAGGACTCTGACCACTTCTCTGGTATGTCGCCATACATCATTACTACTTTTTTAATTCCTACTTGGATTATTGCCTTTGCACATTCATTACAGATTGGTAATCCGTAAATATAGATGGTAGAACCTTCTAGAGATACTCCATTTTGACAGGCATTGTAGATCGCATTTGCTTCCGCATGCACTACATATTTATACTTAGTTTCTCGGTCGAGTAGACGTTCGTCAGTATCATTTATGCTTCTCGGAAACCCGTTATACCCGATACTGAGAACTTGTCTCTTATCATTAATGACCACACAACCAATTTTAGTAGAGGGATCAAGACTCCATGTAGAGATAGTCTTAGCTAGATCAAGAAATCGTATTGGCCATTTTGACATGATCTAAAATTTCTTCCCATCCGAAAGTAATCTATTTTCAATTTTGTGGTCTGCTCGATTGGCATTGAAGTTCAACTTGGCTTCAAATACTTCTTCGATCTTAACATCAT